CGCTGGTGAGACCTCTACTGGAAAGACTTATTTTTCCCTTGCTATTGTCAAGAACTTTCTGGACACTAACCCTGATGGGTATTGCCTCTATTTTGATACTGAAGCAGCAATCACCAAGGGATTACTTACATCTCGTGGAATTGATCAAAGCAGACTTGTTGTTGTCAATGTCGTTACCATCGAAGAGTTTCGAAGTAAGGCACTTCGTGCAGTTGATATATACTTGAAGACAGAAGAAGAGAATCGCAAACCTTGTATGTTTGTATTGGATTCTTTAGGTATGCTTTCAACAGAGAAAGAGATTACTGATGCATTGAATGATAAGCAAGTTCGTGACATGACCAAATCACAACTTGTAAAGGGTGCGTTTCGTATGCTTACCTTAAAACTTGGTCAAGCAAACATTCCCCTTATAGTCACAAATCATACGTACGATGTCATCGGATCTTATATCCCAACTAAAGAAATGGGAGGCGGCAGTGGTCTCAAATATGCCGCGTCTACGATCATTTATCTCAGCAAAAAAAAGGAAAAGGATAAGACAGAGATTGTTGGAAACATTATTAAAGCTAAGACGGCTAAATCAAGACTCAGCAAAGAAAACCAACAAGTCGAAATAAGACTCTACTATGATGAGAGAGGACTTGATCGTTACTATGGTCTTCTTGAACTTGGAGAACTTGGTGGCATGTGGAAGAATGTAGCAGGTCGATATGAGATCAATGGTAAGAAGATATATGGTAAAGAAATACTAAAGAATCCGACAGAATACTTTACAGAGGAGGTTATGAAAAAGTTAGATGAGATTGCAATGAAAACATATAGTTATGGAACTTTATAGTTACAGCGTTTTACCTACAAATTTCTGTGATTACTTAATTAATCTCTATGAAACAGATGCTAGTAATCATGAAAGAGTTAACAATCAATCAAAACCAACTTTTACGCAGTTGAATTTGAACAAATATCATGCTAATGTAGTATCAAATCTTTGTAATTATTTTACTATTGCTATTGATTTTTTTAAAAAAGATGTTCCACAAGCAAAGTATTTACCATCAGTGAAATATCTTGAAGAGTTTCGCATTAAAAAGTATGAAGTCGGAGGAGAAGACAGATTTGATGAACACGTCGATGTAGTAAATTATCAATCATCAAGAAGATGTCTCGCTATGTTGTTCTACTTAAATGATGTGCCTTCTGGTGGTAAAACTATTTTTCCATATCAGAACAAAGAGTTTACTCCGAACAGAGGAGACGTTATCATATTTCCACCGACTTGGGAATATCCACATTTGGGTGAACCACCAATAAGTAATACCAAATATATTATGAGCACTTATTTGCATTATGGAACGAATTGAAATTACAATCATTCGGAATCTTATTCACAATGAAGACTTTTCAAGAAAAGTCATACCATTCTTAGAACCAAGTTACTTTGAAAGAAGATCTGACAAAATATTATTTGAAGAGATATCATCATTTATTGTAAAATATGGATGCTCAGTAACTATTGAAGCACTAAATATTGAGGTTGAAAATCGAAGCGATGTAACGGATGATGAAGTCAAAGAGATAAATGAGACAACTCAATATCTAAATGACTCTCCTGTTGATCAACAATGGTTATTTGATGTCACAGAAAAGTGGTGTCGTGATCGTGCGATTTATCTTGCACTTATGGAATCAATTCATATTGCAGACGGAAATGATGAAAAGAAAAATCGTGATGCGATTCCATCAATCCTATCAGATGCATTAGCAGTTGCATTTGATAATAATGTTGGACATGATTACTTACAGAACTACGAAGAAAGATATGACTACTATCACAAAAAGGAAGAAAAAATTGAATTTGATCTCGACTACTTTAATAAAATCACGAAAGGTGGTTTACCTAATAAGACTCTTAACATCGCGCTTGCTGGTACGGGTGTCGGGAAGTCTCTATTCATGTGCCATCATGCTAGCTCCGTGTTGCTCCAAGGGAGGAACGTACTCTACATTACAATGGAGATGGCAGAAGAGAAAATTGCTGAACGAATTGATGCAAACCTTTTAGACGTATCAATACAAAATTTAAATGATCTACCAAAGAAGACATTTGAAAAAAAAGTTATAAATATCTCTAAAAAAACACAGGGTCAGTTAATCATCAAAGAATATCCAACTGCATCTGCACATGCAGGTCATTTTAAGACACTATTAAATGAATTAGCGTTGAAAAAATCTTTTAAACCTGATATAATATTCATAGATTATCTAAACATATGTGCATCTTCACGTTACAGAGCAGGTAGCAATGTCAATTCTTACTCCTATATTAAGGCGATTGCAGAGGAACTCCGTGGTCTTGCAGTTGAAACTAATGTACCTGTCGTCTCCGCTACTCAGACGACTCGTTCTGGCTATGGTAGTAGTGATGTGGATCTTACTGATACAAGTGAGTCATTCGGTCTTCCTGCCACTGCTGATCTTATGTTCGCTCTTATTAGTACGGAGGATCTTGAGGGGTTAAATCAACTCATGGTTAAACAGTTGAAGAACAGATATAATGATCCGACCATATTCAAGAGATTTGTGATTGGTGTAGATCGTGCGAAGATGAGATTATATGACTGTGAGCAAAAGGCACAAGAAGATATTCTTGACAATGGACAAGAAGAGGAGTATAATAAAGATGAAAAAGTTTCGAAGAAATCTTTTGCAGAGTTTAAATTCTAATTATGTCTGGAGATTACAACACACACAACAACCAACAACCTCATATAAACTACACAGGACAGAAAGTTGACTTGGATAAGTATGCTTTATTCGTGGATGGTGTCACATCCAATCCCAGTAAAGATTATCAATCTTTCCTTGAAAGTCTTAGTGCCCTTGACGGAGAAGGTTCCAATATTCACAGGCTTCTTACTGCTGCTGTTGGGATTAGTGCTGAAGGTGGTGAATTTA